GCCGTATCAGCCAGCATCATCGCGCCCATCGTATCGCCAGCCTGGGTGAGCGACTGCACACCTGCTTGGATGGACATTGGGTCGTTAAAGTCAATCTGTCTAGCCAGCGCGTTACGGGCGCTGATCATTTGCAACTGCGGATCAGGCCCACCCAGTGCGCCAGCAAGTCCATACGCACCACGACCAATGTTGAACTCAGCGCGCTGCATGGGGTTGAGCTGCGCGATAGCCAGCGCACGTTCGTCAGCCGCAGCAGCTTGGCGCTGCTGGTACATCTCTGGCGTCACGCCAAACAGGGATTGGACGATGTCAGTTGCCATATTAGAACCCCAAAGAGCCAAAGTACTCGCCGGATGCAGGGTTTACACCTGCTCCATAACCACCCGCGCCGAACCCACTGACAATCGGCGTTCCGCCAAACATACTTTGCAAATTGCGCGCTGCCGCCGGATTAGCCGCAAACGAAGTCAACGCGGTAGCAAACGGGTTGTAGGCGTTAGCGCCGTACATCGACTGCGCCGCAGCCATGCCACCTTGCATTAGCGCATTCGCACCCGTCGGGTTAGCGATCCGACCGCCCAGAGCCGATCCCAGCTCCAGCGGTTGCTGGCCCAGAGCTTCCAGGCCCTGAGCGCCGCCCAGATAGGCTTGGTACGGAGCCAGAGCACCGACTTGACCGCGACCGTACAGGTCGTACAGTTGCGCGCCGGTGCCAAACAGGCCCGTGCCAAACGCCAGTTGCTGCTGACCTGCTTGCTGGGCTTGAGCGGCCAGAGCAGCGTCTTGCTGTGCGATGGCGTTGTAATACGCCTCCAGCTCGGGGTTGGCTGCACCCAGACCCGCACCGCCACCAGGGCGCATGCCGGTTGCGCCAACCGACAGACCGCCACGGCCCGTCTGGAACAACTGGTTCTGCAACTGGGCGTATTGACGCTCACGGCTAGGGGCCAGCAGGTTCTGTTGGCTTGCCATGTACTTAGCCGCAACCTGCTCGGGCGTCTCGGCCAGATACTGCTCACCCAGACCAAAGAGGCGCGTTCCAGCACCGGTCAGCGGTGCGAGCGCGCCAGGAGCCATCTCAGCCTGGGTCAGACCCTGGCCAGCCAGCCCCAGCAGACGGTTCTGATACGCCTGGAACTCGGGGGCGAGTTGATAGCCAGCGCCAGTGACGCGGCCTTCAGGGCCGTATTCAAAAGCTGACTGACCAAAACGCGTCGTGATGCCTACAGGGCGAAAGCGGGACTCTTCAGCGGCGGTCTGAGCGGCTTCCCGCTGCGCGTCCGCCTGAATCTGCGCCGCACGGCGGGCAGAGCTGCCTTGCATCGCGCCTCCGAGAAGGCTACCTCCAATGATTGCTGCTTCAACGCCCATCATGCTCTCCTGACATATGTCTGTCGGGCCTTACCGTCAGCACCGACAAAATCTTCCAAAAAATTAAACCCGAACAACTTCAAAAACTTCGCGTGCTTCGTGTCTTCGATCTCGTGGATGGCGTACAAGTCACCCGTCTGAATTTTTACAAGATCTTCTGACATCCGCTTTCTTATCTCATTCGTCCAGCGTCGGCAGTCGCAGTGGATGAACTCAAACCCGTTGTAGTCTTCAAGATACAGGGTGTAGTCATCGCTGGCAACCACCGGCGTTTTCACGCCGTCCTTTTCCACATATACACGGTGATATACGGCTGGTAGTTGGCGTTGGTGCCGGACGAGCCAGTCGTGCTGATCGACGTTGCAACCGTAACACCCGTCGTTTCGGTGCTGGTTTTCATGGTCGTATCCGGGCCACCGTCCAAAGCCTGTCTAGCCACGTTATAGACGTACCCCCCGCCCGACTGGAATCCAGTCGTGTTTCCGTTTGAGCTTGGAGTGTGCGAGTGACCAGAATCTGTTACCGTAGACGTTGCCGTATGGCTGTGACTGACCGTGACCGCATCTGCGCTACCACCAGTCTCTTCAGCCGTATCAAACAGCGCATTACCGGAATCAAAGCCAACAGGCACGCGGCCAGCGCCGAACGCCGACCAAGTGCCGAATCCCAGCAACGTACCAGGATTGGTACTGTTGGTGGCGTTGATGTAGACGGAACCAACCGGATAGAGCGCGCCAAGTGCAGCTTGCACAAACGCCGTAGTGGCCAAGGCCGTCGTGTTATTGCCAAACGACTGCGTTACCCCCGTCGTGCCGGTGGGCAGCGCGGGCGTTCCCGTGAACGTCGGCGATGCCAGATCGGCCTTCGTAGCGACAGCAATAGCGATGTTGGCGAACTCGGTGTTAATCTCCGTACCCTTGACGATCTTAAGCGGATCGCCAGAGGACAGGTTGTCCTTGGTCGCAAAATTGGTGCTCTGAACGTAATTACTCATGATACCTTGCCCTCTTTAGCCTGGATCTCAATCTTTTGAATCGACATGGAGGCGCCGTTGATGTTGGATTCGTAGCCGGTCTGCACAACCTTGCCGCTGCCGCTGGCCGGCGTCTGGAGTTGTTGCAGCGCAACACCGTCCGAATACTGCGCCACCGGGACGCCGTTCGCGCCATACTCAGCAATGCCATACTCGGATTCGCCCTGCGTCGGAATGGCCATGTTGGCAGACAGGTAGTTGGCCGAGAAGTCAAAGCCCCACTTGGCCGTAACGAACTGGTTAGAACCACCGATCACGATGACCTTCAGGCGCTTCAAGATCGAAGTGACGTTCTGATTGCCAAGGTCAGCGTGGTTCGTGAAGTACTGCATCCGGTAAGCGGATGTGTAGTCTTGATAGCCGAAGTACTTGCCGACGTAGCCATTCTTGCCGATCAGCAGATCGCCATTCTTGCGGGAGAACAGCGCGGTCGGTTCAATCGAGTCCCAAGTCGTGACGCGAAACGACTGGTCTTGCAACTGGACGCGGGTGTCAAAACAATACACCTCTTTGACCGATGGCAGCGTCAGCAGGTAGAAGGCTTCCTTCTCAGAATAGACCGACTTGACGTTGGCCAGCGTCTCGCCGCTGATGATGTTCATCAGGTCGCTTCGCACGTTTTTGGACAAGTCACCCAGCGGGGCTGACTTCTCCACAATCGTACGCGCAAACGAGCGCACGCCAGAGTTGGACAGGAATAGCACATCCTTGCCCGTGTTCTGGATCGAATCGCGGGCGATACAGCCGATGCCGCCCACCGTGTCGTGCAGCGTGATTGAGGCGGGAGCAGTTGCACCCGAGTACACCAGAATCTGGCGCGACCCGAAGATGATCAGGAAGTTGTTGTGCGCTGCAAGGCCAGCAATGTTGTCAGCGCCGCTGGGCCAGACGCGGTTAATGTCCAGCGTGCCAGAGGTACCGCCAGTCCAGATGTGGCCCGCCAGAATGTCCGAGAACGATACGGTCGTATTGTCCGACGCCGTGTCAGCCACCCACAGACGGCCGTAAGCCGAGATGACGATGTTGCCAGAAGGCACCGTGCCAGCGTAGCCCGTCTTCTCGCTCACGCGGCGATACGTCGTGGTGCTCACCGCAGGGTCATAGATCAGCGGGCTGTGGTTTTCTTGGAAGAAGTAGGTGATGCCGTTGAGCGAAGCGCACGACCAGTTACTGGCCGTGATCGTCGGAGCAGTGCCCCCGCCCCCGTAGGTCAGCTCAACCACGGCGTTGGAGCCGTCTAGTTTGAACAGCTTGTTATTTCCGGCAAACAGAACGGTCATCGTGCCGTCGGTCTGCACCAGCTCGTGAATCACGCCAATGTCGTTAGCCCCCAGGTTGCCGGAGCTGGAGTTAACGCGAGTCCACCCTTTGCGCGAGCCGATGCGGCCATACTGATCGATGATGCAGTTGTTGGCGACCAGGGCAAAGCCAGCATTCAGATCAAGAGGCGAGTCTTGAGTATTCAGCCCGAAAAAACCCGGCGCTGAGATGCTGTAAGTGGAGATTGGCTCGCTCATACGGCTTCAAAAGTTCCGTTGTCGGGAAAGCGAGTAGCTTCCAAAGCGATGTAGTCAGACAGCATCAGACGGTACAGTTGATAGGCTTCCGAGGAGGTCATCCCCCCGTCCTCGCCGCGCTCGGCCAATGCGCGAGCGTAGGCGTTTTGCACCACCAGCACATCCGGCACCAGGATTGAGGTGCCGTCAGAAGTCAAGGGTGCTTGCGGAATGGTCAGCGTGAACTTCAGGTTGTAGACGTTATCCGGGCGCGGATAGATCGTCACCTTAGCATCGCCGTTGCTAAAGCCATCAAAGCAGAACTCGTAGGGGATGCCGCTGACGGGCGTCAAGAAGTTCTGACGGCGGTTCATCACCACGAACGGGATGTTTTGCATCCCGACGTTGGAAGTGATGTTGATGGCGTCTTGGAGTTGGAACTTCGCGCCAGCGCCAGTCAATGCGTACTGATACGTTCCAGAAGTGGTGTTGACCGTGATGTCTTGGTCGAGCACGTTCCAGTTGAAGGCATCTTCAACCTGGCGCTTGGCGTCGTTCACAAACTTGCCGATCAACGCCGAATACGATGTTTCGCTGTTGGTCGAAACAGTAGTCTCACGCAAGCGCGTGAGCACATCGTTGATCATCTCAAGGTACGTCATTTCTTGTTCCTTGCCGAGATCGCCTTAGCCTTCGCTTTGGCGTCTGCTTTGGACGATGCGCCCCAAGCCTGCAAGGACAAGAGAAGTCGAGTTGGCTCGCCATCCTTGTACTCCGGCCCAGGCATATTGCCCATACGCGCTAAGAAGGAGGCCCTACGAGGGTTGTCGCCCGACTTCACCGGGGCTTTCAAATTGCCGCCGGTAGCCGCATTATAGGATGATCGCCCCTTGGCGTTCAAGCCGCCAGAGGGGGATTTTCCTTCTTTGCGCGTCCAGGCGGGTGTCTTCATGGCTTCTTTTTAGCCGTCTTGGCAGACTGCTTGAAAGCCGCAGGCGTGGGAGCGCCCTTGGTGCCGGGTTTACGCATCTTTTCGCCGGAACCGGCTTCGATACGCTTGCGCTTGGCGTTGATGTTGGCGTACAGACCGGGCTTCATTTTTTCTTCGCCTTTCCAGCTTTCGACAGTGCGATTGCCACCGCTTGCTTCTGATA